AGCTGGAGCATCACCTCTTCGCGGGTGAACGTCACCTCGGTTGCCGTGGCGCGCTGGGACCGCTGATCGTTGAGCAGCGCCATCCACAAATCGACAAAGAAGCACTGATCAATCTCATCGACGAGCTCAGCGGACTCCTCGCGGGCCTCCTTGATGGTGGCCGGGTCAATCTTCATCACGGGCTCGATCACCCCAGAGGTGCCACTCGTGAATACATTCACGGCTCCCGGAACAAGACTCGCAGTAGCGGCTAGGCCGTAGGCCTTCAGCGCAGGTGTCGCGAACTGATCGAAAACCTTCCGCTTCACAATGGAGACGTGCTGGAGTTCCTTGCATGCGCCGACCGCATCCCATCCAGGACCACGGCCCCAGACCTCATCGTCCCGGTTCTCCCACCTTGGACAGAGGACCGGGAACTCGCGAAAGCCGCCCTTCTTGAGGAACCCGGCGTTGGGATCGGTCCAAGATTCCTCCCACCGGCGGCTCGCGAATGGCATGCCGTCGGGCCCAAACTTTCCAGGGGTCCACTCATCGTTTGGATAGATGGCGTGAATCACGTAGAAGGTCTGGCCATGATTGTCGGAGTTCCACGCTGCCCTCACCTGCGGAGAGCAGTTGTCCAAACCAAAAGACCGGACGATCTGACGAACGGACAAGGGGCGGCGCCGGAACCACGTGTCGATACGTCCGCGTTCATTCTGGTCGATGAAGTATTCGCCCACGCCCATGCCGGCGAATCGCACGACGTCATGAGGGTCGTCCTCCTCCACGAGACACCCAGTACCGATGAGTCCGAGGTCAGCGTACGTTGTGGATGCCAGGATCCGGTAGAGGTTGCTCTTTGCGAAGGTCTCCCAGAGAACCTCCTCGCAGTCATGGAGGTACACCTTCACCGACTTCAGGTTGTTGAGTTCCCGGTTGGTCGTGGTCATTCGATACCAACGACGAGCCGGAGAGGTGACGCCGGCAAGAAATCCCGCTTGGAATCTTCGCACAGCCATCCTGGGTCTACTGTGAATGAGGGGGCTCTGCTTCAGTGGCTTCCGATAGTCTTGGTCAGTCCACCGTTGTCGGTAGGGAAGGAAAGCCTCGCAGATGTTGCGGTGTGATTCCTCGTAATCTCGACGGATCGCCTTGACCTCGCCGAGTCGGATTTCGAGGCGTTGGCGTTCGGTAGCCATGTTACTGCCCCAACAGTGTGTGGCTACCCGAGGGCGCCGTCAGGAACGTACTCTTGCGGCCCGAGGAGGCGCGCAGTTTCTTCTCGGTTTCAGCGTAGGCAATGGCGTTCAGCATAGCCTTAGTGGGGTCGGCGGGGGGTGGGGCACTCACTGGTCTGGGTGCGGTCGGGGTTCCCATGTCAGCTCCTGTGCGGGTCGCAATTCGTCTCGGCGTGTATGGTCTCGCTCTCTTGGTTTCCGTCGGCGTATGGGTCGTATTCGGTGATGGCGCGCCTGCTAGATGCGCCAGCTCGGCCGCGCTTTCCGGTGAGCATTGCGTCACGTGGAGCGACCGGAGCGGCGAACGTGCACGCGAGGGCGTCCCCACGATTTGGACTGCGGCCTATGCGTTCCTTGATGTCGTCCTTCGGCTCGAGGCACATCCGACCCGAGGAATCAAAGAAGTAGATCGGAGCCACCAGATCCTGGGCGAGCTCCTGGTCCTCTGGATAGATAGCTCCCGTCTTCATCCACTCGCCCATCTCCACCCACATCTCGGTTCGCTTGTTGCGATACCGTGGACTATCGGCCTTGCTCCCGAAATCGACATCAATGGCGTGGTAGCCGAGCTGCCGGAGCCGGTCGGCCGGGCCGGCGCCCAGACCCCCGGTCACGTCTATGAAGATGGCGTCAGCGTCAAACTCGTCCGCAATCTTCATCACGTGAGAGGCAACCTCCATCGTGTTGAGATTTCGAAATTGTCGAATCCTGAATCCAACAGAGCCCTGCCGTGGTGCCACGTCGGTGGTGTCGTCACCAAACCGCGCCACGTCCACTCCGAGGATGATGGGGGCCCAATCAAATGCCATTGGCTTGAAGTCCCGCTCTTGTGCTCCCTGCACGGCCTCGAGCGGAATCAAGACGTTCTCGACCGCGGCGTGGAAGTCGCAGTCAAACTCCTGGGCAAAAGCCTGTGGCGACATCGTCTTGCGCGCGGCTTCGACCTCGGCGGGGTCGAGGGCTTGGGTCTCTCTCCAGGTCCGGAGATCGGCGTACCAGTCGCTGTCCTTCTGGGCGGCCCAGAAGATCTCGGAGAACAGGTTGATTCCTTTCGGTGTGCCGATGAACAGAGCCCACCCTTTGCGGTCGGCGAGTAGTGGCCTTATGATCTCTCCCCAGATGACGCGCTTCATCTGTCCGACCTCGTCCAGGACGACGCCGTCGAGGTAGATGCCGCGAAGGCTGTCCGGGTGGTCGGCGCCGTACAGTCGGATCACCGATCCGTTCGGAAACGTGATCGAGAGGTCTGACTCGTTGACCTTGAGTCCGTCGATAGGACGGGTGAACCGCTTCATGTACTCCCAAGCGACATCCTTGGCCTGTTTCAGGAACGGGCATAGATACGCGAAGCGTGAGTCACTCTGCCTCGCCACGAGAGCGGAGAGAACGAGCTCCATCACGGCGAACACGGTTTTGCCCGCGCGCCGATGCCACACAAGGACAGACCAACGCTTCAGGAGTCGGGCCCTGTGAGCCACTTCCTGGTGCTGGCGGGGTACGTACGGCAGGCGAACCTCAGAGGTCTCCTGCTTCTTGGCTGTCGACGACCTCACCGAACACCGCCGGCCTTGGAGTACGGATCGACCACCAGGATTGTCGTTCCGCCCGGGAGACTCTTCCCCTCGAATAGTTTGAGGTACTCACCCAGGGCGTGGAGTGCCACTTGCTTGTCACAGAGTTTGAACTTGGTCGTACCGCCTGACTCCGTAACGGTCTCAGATACCTCAGCCACAGCATAAGAGGCGGCTTCCGAAATCTCCCCAGAGTCTTTGAGCCTAACGCCGCTCTGGCCCCATTCGACGTAGTCCCGCATGTTCGAGAAGGCTATGCGCTTGAACCCTTCGACAACGTCCTCTGCGCGAACGAGGCACTTTTCGGTCAGAGCCTCGATCCGATGCTTGAGCCACGCCTGAATCCCAGGTTTTCCCAGGAGTGCAGGGCCATCGACGTCGGGGTTCTTGTTCTTCGGGTACGCCCTCCGGTAGGCTTCACTGGCGTTTCGAGAAACGAGGTACTCCGCGGCAAAGAGGAGTTGTCTCCCCTTTGGAGTAGGATTTGCCTTCGCCTTCTTTCGCTTCGCCATTCCTGGTCAGGGTTGACCGGGGGGCTCGCTGAGTCATGATCACGGGTGCAAACGGGGCAAAAACCACGCCCTGGCCGCTATTCCGAACACGAGCTCCAAACACAGCATCTGTTCCGCTTTCGGTATCGACCTTCCATCGCACCAGCGCCATAACGTCTCTGGTTCCACCCCCACCATGCTGGCGGCCGTCGCGCACGTCAGCGGAATAGGTTGCCAGTTCCGCATCACCATGCGGAGCATCCGGGACCCCCTGGTGCCACAGCGTCGTCCTCTCTCAGCCACAAACTAATCCTTTGGCGGGTGCGTCTGGGACGCATCCAGAGCCATCAATAGCTTCTGGGCGTACTCTGCTTGGCCAGCATTGAGGAGGCTCGACACATACTTCCGCACCGCAACATCCACCTCAGAAAACCGCGTCCTCATCGCCCTCAGTATCGACGGATCTCCGTCTTCGCACGCCCTCGCAAATGCCCCGAGAACCCCTGCAGGGGTGTAGTTGGGTCTGGTCTGCAGAATGCGTGCGCAAATCGTCGCGGCCCTTGTGGCATCCCCACACAGGAGCTCGCAACTGGCCAGGTTGTACATGGCCTCAACGCTCGAGCGGTCAAGGTTCACGGCCTGGTGTGCCTGGTGCTTCGCGGCCCTATACTTTCCGCATGACACGAGAGCGGAAACCAGATTTACTCGTGCGATGCAGTCCTTGGGGTTGAATGCAACGGCACGCATCCAGTTGTCTAGACCAACCTTCCAGTTTCCGTCTCGCAGCGCCTGAGCCCCCATCTCCCGACGAATCTCGAACCCATCCCCGTACTTCTCAATCTTCGCTAGGGCGCCATCCCAATACCAGCCTTTCTTGGCTTGTCTGTTCGGATCGAGTCTAGCCCAGTGATGCAAGGGG